CGTCTCGACCGTCGGTGCCAACCTCGTCGAGGCCGACCTCAAGGTGACGCAGGGCGCCGGCGAGACGCGCATCGCCGCGGCCTCGGGGATCCACCCCGTCGTCGCTGGCCTCTCCGAGGGGATGCAGGGCAGCTCGCTCAACGCCGGCAACTTCGCCACCGCTCGGCGGCTGACTGCCGATAAGACGCTGTGGTGGCTGTGGGGCAACTTCTGCGGCTCGATGGAGACGCTCGTCCCGCCACCCACCGGGTCCCGCCTCTGGGTCGACGCCACGGGCATCGCCTTCCTCCGCGAGGACCGCAAGGACGCCGCGGAGATCCAGCAGATCAAGGCAACGACGATCCGGACCTACATCGACTCGGGCTTCACCGCTGCCTCATCCATTGCCGCTGCAGCGGCCGAGGACGAGACGCTGCTCGTTCATACGGGCCTCTTCTCGGTCCAGCTCCAGGCGCCCGGCTCGACCAAGATGCCCGCCGGCGAAGTCCCCGGCGAGTCGCCGGTTGGCAGTGGGACCGGCCCCGAGACCATCCCCGCCGGCGACGTCTCCACCAAGCCAGTCAGCACCGTCGGCGCGACCAAGCCGAGCAACGGCAAGACCCCCGCCAAGTGAGGCGACCATGAACCCCGAAGACCTGGCCGCGATCCCGCCCGCGCGCCTGCCGTTTCCCGTGACCCGCGCCGTCGCCGAGCCCGTGGAGACCACCGGCAGCGGCGCGATGCCGACGATGGTCGGCCACTTCTCGACCTTCGGCGACCCCTATGTCGTCGAGAGCATGATCGAGGGCCACTTCCTCGAGACGATCGGCAAGCGCGCGTTCGACAAGACGATCGCCGAGAGCCGTTCCTCGATGAAGGTCCTCTTCGACCACGGCGCGGATCCCCAGATCGGCAACAAGATCCTCGGCCCCATCGAGGAGCTCCGGACGGACAGTCGCGGCCCGAAGTTCACGGTGCCGCTCTTCGACACGTCCTACAACCGGGACCTCGCTCCCGGCCTCAAGGCCGGCGTCTACGGCGCGTCCTTCCGTTTCAGCGTCGAGAAGGACGTCTGGGACTACAGCCCGGCCCGCTCCGACCACAACCCCGAAGGCATCCCCGAGCGGACGATCACCGAGGCCCGCGTCTACGAGTTCGGCCCGGTGACGTTCCCGGCCAACCCCAAGGCCACCGTCGGCGCCCGCTCGACGACCGACACCTTCTACCAGCGCAGCCGCGACCCCGAGGCATTCGAGGAACTGCTGCGCTCCGCCGCCATCGCCCGCACTCCGAAGTCCGGAGCCGCGACCCCGTCCAGTCAGCCGCCATCGAGCACTCCTCCCGAGCCGCTCCGCATGGACACTGCCCGGATCGTCCAGTTGAGGCGCAGCCTCGACGACCTCGCCGCCTTCCTGCTCGCCGACAAGGCCGCCCTCAGCGTGGCGATCGACAAGCTGGCCAACGGCGAACCCCTGCTCGCGCAGGAAGCCGAGCTCCTCGAGGCTGCCATTGAGCACCTCGAGCCGCCCGACAACGACGAGGACGACATGTCCATGAACGCAGCCGAACCACCCGGAACGGTGGCAGCGGCCAAGCCCCAAGGCCCGCCGGAAGGCGGGTCTTCTGATTCACCGAGGAGCGCACCCGTGGAGAGCCAAGAACTGACCACCATCGACGAGAAGCGGGAGCGATGGACTGACCTCAACGACAGCCTCCGGTCCGTCGCCGAGAAGTACCCCGGCGTCATGCCCGACGACGAGCAGGTCCGCTGGGACACCGACGCCGAGGAGCGCGACCGGCTGGGCAAGGACCTCGAGGCGTGGGAGTCGCGCCAGAAGCGGCTCATCGCCGTGCCCGAGCGGCAGCCCGGGGGCGTCGAGCGGACCTACGAGCCGCCCGTCGACCGCAACCAGGTCAACCGCAAGTCCGAGGCCGAGCTCCACAGCCCCGAGACGAGGTCCGCCTCGTTCGAGGGCCGGATGGCCGAGTACCGCGACGACGCCATGCGGATCATCGAGAAGATCACCTTCCCGACGAAGCTTGCCGACTCGCAGCGGAGCCGGGACCGGATCGCCGACCTCCTCGACCACCATGATTCGCCCGACAAGGAGCTCGCCCGCCGGATCAAGTTCACCAGTGCGCCGGCCTACGAGCGGGCCTTCCACAAGTTCATCACCAGCCGCGGCGAGACCTGGGGCTTCACGCCCGAGGAGCAGCGCGGTACGGCCCTCGCCGTTGGCGTGGATGCCACCGGCGGTTTCACCGTCCCGTTCGCCTTCGACCCGACGATCATCGCCATCGGCGTCCATGGCGGCGCGGTGAACCCGTACCGGGCCACCTGCCGGGTCGTCGACATCGTCGGCACCGACACCTGGAACGCCGTGACCGCCACCGCGGTCGTCGCGACCCGGACGACCGAGGCCGCAGCGGCCATCGAGCAGGGTCCGACGTTCGCCCAGCCCCAGTACATCGTGACCCGCGTCCAGGGCCAGATCACGGCCTCCTTCGAGGAGTTCCAGGACCGGCCGGACCTCGGCGGCGAGCTCGGCGGCCTCATCCAGGAGGCCAAGGACAACGAGGAAGAGACTGCCTTCGCCACGGGCGTCGGCGGGGCCATCGGCCCGGCCACCGCACCGATCGGCGTCGGCCCGGCGTCCGGCACCTCGGGCGCCTACACCGCGGTCGCGGGCGCCGGTTCCGGCGTCCTCGCGGCGGCCGATGCCATCGCGACCGAGGCGGCCCTCCCGGTCCGTCATCGGTTCAACGCCCAGTGGTTCATGAACCGCACCAACATCCGCAAGTTCCAGGCGTTGGAGACCACGGGCGGCCAGCTCTTCGGCGGGTCGATCTACTTCCCGTCCGTCGGCAAGATCGACATCTCGACCCAGGGCAACACCGGCCTGAGCCTCTTGGGCTACCCGGTCAACGAGTCGCCGTCGCTGCCGACGGCAACCACGACCACCATCACCGCCGGGACGCTCCTCAACCCGAACCAGTACGTGATCGTCGATCGCGTCGGCCTCTCCGTCCAGTTCATCCCGTTCATCTTCGGCTCCGGCCAGGGCAACCTCGTGACCGGCCAGCAGGCGCTCTACTTCCTGTACCGCAACACGGCCAAGCCACTCAACGTGGATGCCGGCCGGACCCTTCGCTTCCTGTAGTCACCAGAGGGGCGGCGCCCAAGCCCGCCGCCCCTCACTCACCCCGAGGAGATCGCATGGCGAAGGACGACATCTACATGGTGAAGACGAGCTTCGTCATCACCATCGGGGACAGCGACCACGAATACCACGCCGGCGAGCTCGTGGATGGCGACGACCCTGCCTACAAGCGAGCGCCCGAGCACTTCGGCGAGGTCGAGTTCAAGCACCGTGCGGCGCCGAAGCCCGAGAAGGCGTCGAAGCCCGAGGCGGCCAAGGTCGAGCAGGCCACGGCGGCGCCCGGGGAGAAGCGCTGATGGGCAACACCTTCACCAACACCGCCGCCAGCACGGCGGCCGTGACCAACCGCTTCGTCGTCAGCACGAACATGAGCCTGACGCCGTACACCATCGCCAATGCCTCGCCGGTCTGGTCGGGCGGCTGTCTCGTGACCGTCGCTCACACCACCGTCGCCGGGACCGACACCCTCGGCACGATGACCCTCGTGGGGACGGACATCCGGGGTGCCGCCCAGTCCGAGACGATCACGCCGGTCGCCGACTCGACGGTCACCAGCACCAAGGTCTACCGGACGGTCACCAGCCTGACCTCGATCGGCTGGGTCGCGGTCAGCACCGCCGACACGATCATCTGCGGCTGCGCCGCGGGCAACGTCGCCGCCGCCGGCCAGGGGACGCTTGCGGGCGTCCTCGTCAACAACCTCGTCGCCACGGCGTTCAGCGTGGCCGACGCGAGCCGGACCATCATCACCGTCCCTGCCTCACAGGCGGCCGGCACCTTCTACCTCCTCAACGTGGACTTCGGCGGCCACCTCAAGGTTCTGACCACCAGCACCAATGACGTCACCGTCATCCACACCGGCACCGGCCCCTCGAGTTACGCCGTATGACACCGGGCCGGCTGGGGATGCGCGGCACCTTGGCCGCGCGGGTCATCCGCGCGCATCCCACCCGCCGGCAACGGTTCGCCGACGCCATTGCAGCCGTCCTTCGGAGGATCCGTTCATGAGTGGTCTCCGCGCGGTCAAGATCCCGATCGTCGGGGGCCGCCTTGCCTACCTGCCGAAGGGCGAGGACGCGGGCATCAGCGCCCGCCAGCTCTTCGGCACCCGCCTCTTCGCCAAGCACCTCGACCGTCACGGCCACGTCATCGACGACAAGCTCGCCGAGATGACGCCCGACGGCTACGACCTCGGCTCGGGCCTGACGACGAACATCGGCGTCCTCGCCCTCGCCGGCGACAGCCAGTGGCCGCAGACGTCAATCGTCACCAACCTGTTCAAGCTCCTGAAGTACCACGCCTCGGGGACGGGTGTCACGGCTGCCGCGTTCACCGACGTCATCCTCCAGACGCCCTCGGGCTTCGGCGGCCAGACGCCGGTCGCGGGCACGCAGGTCTTCACCCACGACCAGGCGGCCACGACCCAGAAGTGGGTAAGCGTGGCGACGATCGCCTACACCGGCGGCGAGGCCGTGACCGAGTGGGGCATCTTCAACGACACGACCCTGTCACGGACGACCGGCACGCCGTTCACCGGCACATCGGCCAACACCGCGACCGTCACGGCCACGCCGCTGACGGCCTCGAGCACGTCGGTCCAGGGTGAGAGCCAGCACGTCGTCCTGACGACGACGACTCCGCGCTACGGGCTGATCACCTCGAACAGCACCTCCGTCCTGACGCTGTCCTTCTCGGCGGCGATCGGCTGGATGGTCACCTCGACCGGCGTCGTCGGCTCGACCCCCGGCGCGACCGAGGCGTACACGCTCCGGCCGGTCATGTGGGACCACAAGGTCTTTTCGGCGATCAACGTCGTGAACCTCGACTCGATCCAGTTCACGTACACGCTCACGATCGCCTCGAACGGCTGACATGAAGACCCTCGCCTCGATCCTCGTCCTGACCGCGCTCCTGCTCTTCCCGGAGGCCGCAATGGCTCAAGCGAAATCCTGCTCGATCAGTCCCGATCCGGTCGCGACTGGATCGACCT